GTTTTGTGATAGTGAATAACTATCACCCCCTGGTAAATTTAGGTATAAGCCTCGTTTACACTGTAATATGTTACAATATTGCACCCAAGCACGGTCAGATGGGTATAGGCCGCTGACTACCCAAGTAAGGAATTGGTTCAATTTTGTTATTGTCCCCGTTCCCGAACATGTCACATCAACAAATACAGAAATCCCATTGTTATGTATGAATGGTTCTGATTTTGATGATAGTGATGACGACCAGTTTCAGAGATTGGTCGCGAGCGATGAAGATAGATCATATCTTCAGGTCGGACCCACTGTAGTTGATATCTATCATTCTCTGCGCCACTGCTTTTGCGGTGTGCCGGCGGGACTTAGGACTTGCGTCAGAATGATGGAAGAAAGGTTGACAATCCCGGTTTATGCTGGGACAGTCAATACTACAGAGGTTCCTGACAATTTGATTGACGTCGAGATTCATGTCTCCGATGTTCAAGCCACTGAATCGCAAGTGGCAGTCCATGTTCCCGCATTTGTGCAACTAGACTGTATTCCAAAGTTTTTTAACTTTGCGGTCTATCTTGAGCGAATGTGGGAAATTTTTAGACATGAAAAACTTGAGCTCCATTCACGCGTAGCGACTTTGATGCTAGCACATGGAATGGGATCTAATCATTTTGCTATAATTAGATACTGGCTCAAGAACCTAGGTGCTCCGCGGCAGTTGATTGCGGGTTTCTTTGTATTAATGGCGATGCCACTAACGCTTAAGACGTTGGTGAGCGGTTTGGCATATTTGTTGCAAACAACTTTAGTGTTTGCGGCATCGCATGCCTTCATGCTTGGCATTTTGACATTGGGGTTATATTTCCTTTGTCATGCACCAGCCCATTACTATTTTTACAAAGTTACTGCTGTAATCGCCCAAGATTTTGATGACATTAATTTGTCGTTGGTCGGGGGTATACTGACGGAGGAACTAGGCAGGGAGAGGAAGAGACTTTCACCCAGTCACAAAGTGCTTTGTCGAAACCGTGATTCTTTCATTGCGGCTGTTCCAAGGATTGCACAGTTGTTTGGTAGGAGACCTTACTTTGTTGGCTTGTCACGGCGATCAGCCGCGGCAGGCTTTGTAGGAATTTCACAATTTTCAGCTGATGCATTGGAACATTTGAATGCACCCCAATTGTATGCTAGGACAAATGATTTGATGAGTCATAATGACTTGCTTGTCTTCCAAGACACGGACTATTATTTGGACATGAATGATATACTGATGCTCGGCATGCCTTGCTTGATGTACACATTCGTGCCGGAAAGTGCGGGTCAATCTGAGGAGATGACATTTTGTTTTGATTCTGACAATCGTGTTGTAGGTAAGGTCCACGGTGGCAAGAAGTTCGCACATAAGATTTGGTCTTATGGTGATGACTTGATCCATGTCACTAAGTGGGGCTACAAACAGTCCTATAAAGTATATAGTTATAATTACATGAAACATCACATGGTACGCTTATTGATCCCGATAGGCTATAGTTTCAGTACCACAGCTTATTCTCTCGCCCACGAGACATATGTGAACAACATGTGTGTCGTTGTTAAGACGGATATAATAAGCCTGGGAATAGTGGGTTTACCTACTAGTATTGAAATGTCCTGTGATGTTTGGACAGCCATTCTGGCCACGGTCACACAACGTTCCATCAAACGAGAAGAACACAGTGTGATCAAGTCGGATATAAATGTCGCATGCAAGCCGTTCTTTGCCAATCCAGCGGCCAAGGACTATGAAATAACTAAAACAATAGCGGATTTTGTCGATAAGATATATCCGTATATTGTCGCATACATTGGTGAGTCAGATGTCATTGGGCTCGTAGGCCAAGACATCTATGCTAGACAAATTGTGACTGAAACCCCAGAAATTGAGATTGACGATTCACTCGGCTATGCGGCGACTTATCAATTTGACGATCACACTGGTGACGTCGTTGACCGCAATGAAGAGAGGATCGCTGTCCGTGAGATATGCCCACCGTTCATCCCGTCTGCTGTCTGTCCAGTACTGAATTCAGCAACATCTGTCCGCGATATGATCGATAAAAGGATCGTTCGCCCACAGCTGACATCAGCTGAAGCGACAGACCTTTTCGACTCTGAGATTTTTGGATACATGTACGAGATTATTCGCATGGTATTTCCTGTACCATTGACGCCCGTCGATGATACTGAAGTTGAGGTACGCATGAAAACTGCGTCCCAACGGAATCACAGAGAAGAATGGGAAAATAGTATGCAATTTGTTGCCTCTACTGTCTTTGTTAAAGACGAATCTTATGGTGACACTAAAGCTTTCCGGCCGGTGACGGTAAACAACGGAACTGCGAAGTGGGAGTTGGCAAGGTACATTTATGCCATCATGGATTATCTCAAAGGTCATGGGGGAACAGATGAAGCAAGCGGCGCCAGATGGTTCATACCTGGGAAGTCGCCAGAAGCCATTGCGGAGATAGTTGCCGCGGTCGCACAAAAAGCAACAGCACAAGGGAAAGGTCTGGTTAAAACTGATTATGTTAAATGGGATGGTTCTGTTGGAGCCATCATTAGATGTTTAATATTCTTAGTACTAGATGCTGTTTTTCCTGGTCTATCGGTTGATCTGCTTAATGACCACACTTATGGCGCTCCAGTCAAAGTGAAAATGGCGCATCTTGAAAGTATCTTCGGCTCACTATTTTTCCACCCCGGTTTCTCTCTCGGGTCAGGGAATCAAATCACTTCTTTCTTGGGTTGTTTTGGGAACATGTTTATTGCTTATTATTACCTTAGGACAGTTGAAAAACTGTCCTCTGAGGAAGCTTATGCTTGCTTGGGTTGTTACATGGGTGATGATGGGCTTACAGCGGCGTCGGACTGTGA